CTGCCTTGTTCCAGCGAAGGAACTCATCGAGGATGCTCGGGTCGGCTGAGTTGGCTTTGGCTTTCTTCAGCAGCGTAGACTTAACCAACGCGCCTGTGCCTACGTTGTAGCTGAATGCCACAAGCGCATCGAACTGGCATTGATTAATATTTGGCAGGTGTTTATTTACCGCCGCCTCGAATGGCTCAAGCGTTGCGAGTAGCAATTGCGTTGCTTCCTTTTCTGATGCGAGCTTTTCGCCGAGAATTACCTTTTTTCCATTGGGGTATCGTGTGCTTCCGTAGCCTATGGTCGGCACTCCGGCTGGGCATAGGTAGCTTGAGAGCCTCAATCCCTCGTACTTCTTAATCAGATTAAGCCCGAGAATTGAGGTGCTACGCATTAGTTAATTTCGTATTGAAATAGAACGTGGCAACTTGCCGTTGATGTTATAAGTGATGTATCTTCTGAAATCATTACGATTCTGCCCTTTGTGGTACTCGATGATCTTACTGCACCATTAAACCGCTGGGTAATATTACTTGAAGATAATGACCCACAAGGAACACCTGTTGTTGTTGTAAAAGGTAAAGTAAAGTTAAAGCTACCAGTATTATTCGCTGAAAAGTCAACGTCAAGAGTTAAAGTCATAGAGCAAGTTATAACATTGCCAACCCTTTGATAAGTCGCTGCAACTAAAGTTGCATCTATAATTGCATCAACAAATGTGTCAAATGTTGGTGTCCATGAACCGCTTGTGAACATATTACCTACCTCAATCTGCTTGCTGGTGTTGCTGCTTGTATCAACAATGTACATTACATCGGTTGGGTCTGCCGTTGCTAATGTTGTTAAGTCGGTTACTTTTACGCCTGCCATAATAAATGATTTTGGTTAGAACAAAGGTAACACTTCTTTTGGAATATATTCAATCGCTGGCAATTCCTTCACCCAGTCGATAGTCGTGCTGCTCACTTCCTCGCTACTGATTATCCAATTATCATTTGCATCTTGGATTGGGTTGAATGTCATATCAGCGACATATTGAACGCCTCTTAATTGCTCGGCTTGTTCGGGTGTTAATTGGTAAACTGTTATCATATTTTACACATTTCGACCTAATGTAGTTTGGAAGGTTTGGATTGTGCTGTATAAATTTGCGGCATCTACATCTGTTAAACCCGATCCGATTGTTGCAAAGGCGCACTGTTTTCTTGAATAATAATTTGTTACTGCATTATCGTTTAAAGCACCAATGTAATAATTTTGACTTGTCATTGTGCCCGATGATGTTGTTCCATTAGCAACTTTTATTGAGTTTCTCCACCCATTGATTACATTTGATGCCGTTCTGTTAGCAATATAAAATGCTCTTGAATCTGCATCAGAAGCAGTAATATATACTATTGCCGAGTTCACTCTAAAATAAGTTATATTTGATGTTCTAATTTCTAAAACTGTGCCTTGTGATGCGTTTACGCCTCCCACTTCAACTTCTGTTAAATTAGAATTTGTTCTGGAATAGTAACTTACGTGATGCGAATTTTGAGAAGCATTTCCATTCGGATTATAAAAAGTATTTGCAAAAGCATTTGTGCCATTTGGTAAAGCACCATTAGCTGAATGTGTCCAACCGCCGACAAAGCTCAACCTAAATGCAGCGTTTGTATTGGCTGGGTTTTTAAGATTATACATGTGCGTTGTCGCAGTGCCTCCAACGAATGGATAAATAGCATCTATCTTTGTCCATAATCCTTGCGTCTTCAGGCTTGTTACCAGCGTACAAATAGCCGAAACAATGGTCGGGTTTGTTATCCCTGTTGCAATTAAAAAGGCATTGCCATCCGCATCGGCGCATAATGGTGAGCTATAAATATAAGGGTTAACAATGAAACTCATGCGTAAGTACCGATTAATGCAACCTTCAATCCTGTTGCCGTGCCGTTTCCTATTTGGTCGATGTCGATTGTCATCTCGGCATCATCGGCAAGGTTGGCATCGCTTATTACTGGCGGCGTTGCAGCCGTTGTGCTTGTCTTTTCAGTGTTATCGATGGTTAGCTTAGTGCTTAATATGCTCGTGCCCGCCTGGTTAATATCCACCGTAAAGATATTTCCCGATGCTTGCGCTGTGGTAAGCGAAGCCCGAACGGCTGTAAGGGTTACGGCACGCGGCATCCTGAATGTTATCTTTGCATTGCCAGTTGTCAGCGCGGTTGTTTCATCCGATGCAGCCACGACAAGCTCGAACGGCAAGCCTGCAAGCGAGCCATCGCCGCGCACGTATTGAGAGGTTGTACCATTCGCTGTGATTGCAATTGCTGGGGTGGTAGTTGGATTGCTTACGTTTACCGATAATGCAGGACTTGCAGGGCTTGGAACGCTTGCGCTTACGTTTGTAACCGTTCCGGTTGGTATTGCTGGGAAGGTAGCAAGGCTTCCATCCCCTCGCACATATTGCGATGTTGCACCTCCGAGCACATTGCCGAGCGTTCTGTTTTTCCAAAGGTTATTTACGCCTGTGGTATAAACGAGAAATTGATTATTCGCGAGCGGCGTTGTTGTGATGTCCACATCCGAAAGCTCATCGAGCTGGAATCCGTTTTGTACGAAAACATAAATCTGACCATTGCCAGCATTCGCCCTTTCAACTATTCCGATTCGCGTTAAGTGATTTGGGGCTAATGGCATTGTGTTCGTCAAAGCCCCCGCCGTATTGCCAACGTAAAGCGTATCGCCTGCGCTGTAAGCGTTCGTGTTTATTCCATCGATTACACCCTGCGTAATGATGTAGCCTTTTTGATTCGGTGCAATTGAACTGCTGAACACAAGCCCAACAGTTTTAGATGAAGTGGCCTCGCTTGTGTTATTCGCAAGCTTCACAGTCATCCTATCGCCTGTTGCGCCAAAGGCATAGACAGGCTGCCCTCGGTTAATCGTAACGCTGTCGGCATTGGTAACATAGGCGAACATCTGATTAGGCGCAACGCCTAACAATTGAAAGTTCGTGCCGTCATAGATTGCGATGAATTGCTGATTTGCTGCAATGTCACCGCCAATAATCGGCACTACGTTATTCTTTGCGATGTTTACCGCGCCAAGGCCGTTGATGTTTAGAGTGGATGCGCCTGTATTGGCATTTGTGAATCCTATCGCATAGGCATCATTTAAGCCGTATGAGGTAACACCGGGAATGGTAACGGCATAGGTGTCCGTGCCAGTGGCTTGACCGCCTTGCATCCCTGTCGCTGCTGTGCTTGCGATGGTGAAGCTCGGATAGGTGCCGGTAATTGAGATGTCAGTGCCAGCCGTAAGCGATACAACTTGGTCTGGTGCGGTGTTATCAATCGTGAAGTTAGGATATGTTCCGCTTGTGCTTATTCCTGTTCCAGCCGTAAGCGATACAACCTGATCGGGCGCGGTATTGCTTACCACATTACTTGTGATGTCGATGCCTGTGCCCGCTGTTAGCGTGTCTTGCTTGTTGTCAAAAGTTGACCAGTCAGAACTTGACAAGTAACCATCCGAGCTGCTTGTCGCTTGGCTTATGCTGATGTCAGGTGTTGCCCCGCCGCTTGATGCAATCGGAGCCGTGCCGGTTACCGCAGTAACGCCGCCGCCACCGCTCGGGATATTTACCTCAACCACACCGGGTGAAGTAAGCGAAGCCGTCACGCCATCGCCTGTGAAGTTTAGCGTGGTTGTATTGGTGCTTACATTGGTGCCTTCATCCTGAGTGCGCAATGGTGTTCCACCACCGCCACCAACAGCAACCAAAGGGTCGGCTGGTGTGCCGTTGCCTGTTATGGTAACGCCATCGACAGCTACCGATGTGAGGCATGGCACACATGGCTCGAAGTCGGGCAGAGGGATGTCACCAGTAGCGCAAGTATCATAACATCCGTCCTCGCTCGATGTGCTGACATTCACATCCACATCGATTGCAACCGCTGCCCATTCATAATTTACTGGTAGGTATCTTATCTCGGTTGCGTAACCGCTCGGAACCACCTCGTAAGCGATTGCC